CTTGAATCTGTGTAAGCCACAACAACTTTATCGTTGCCTGTGTCATAACAGACGCCTTTGAAGGTAACATCACCAGTTTCAAACTGTGCAACAGAACCGATAGATTGAGTCTGTGAAACTCCGGCAACGACACTTACTGTTCCGTTAGAGTTGACAACTACAGCAGCGCCGTTAGTAAGTGCACCAGATGCAGTTGCTTCAATTGTTGGGCTACCACTTACATCACCCCAGGTGGGAGCAGCAGATGCACCGCCGCTCATCAACACCTGACCAGAGGTGCCGTAGTTAGCACCCCCAATCCCCATCTGACCAGCTGGGCCGACCCTGAATCGCTCACTACCTTCAGTTGTTGCTTTGATATGTCCGTCACTACCGGTGTCTACAGCTTCAACCTCCGTGTTGCCTTCAATAATCTTGTCAGCATCAACAGGGGTGCCACTAGAGGCAGCAGTTACCCGGCCCTGGGCGTCGACCGTGATCGAGCTCAAGGTGTAACTGCCAGCTGAGACGCCAGTGTTATTTAGCTTGTCGCCTGTTACTGCGTCATCAGCCAGGTCGGCTGTGTTGATCGACCCGTCCTTTACGCCGGACGTCGAGACTTGCGTAAGTGCCATGACAAATGACGAAAGGACAAGTGATTACAGTTTAAGGGCTAACTCGGTTACAAACCAACGTCAACCCTTGATGATTAGCTTGGTGGCCGATAGTGCAGTGCCAGCAAATACTGATGCGTTTGGATCAGGTTTGACGTTTAGGGTGCCGTCATTCTGCACAAAATACGATTGACCAGGTGTCAATCCAGATTGTGCATCATCAGTAGATCCAACTGTTTGGATAGTTGCAGTAGCGCCATCAGCGTATGCACCGTCAGAGATGCCGATATAATTTTCAGCAGTCAAAGCCCTAGTTAATGTAACTTCGTTGAAGACAAGACCCTTACCTCTTGTATTGGTATTATCGATAAAAGCAGTTACCATTTTCTTTTCACCTGAATGGTAAACAAGCCCTTTAGGATAACTATTATCAGTAACTAATTGGTCAAGTGATCGGAAAGTAAAAGATGATCCATCAAACACACCAGAAACAGTACAAAGCCGGTTTGAAGGACCTTGGAAACTAATTACAATTCTTTTTGTATCTGGGTTGTAAGATGCAGCCCACAATGAATTAAAATCTGATGAATCAACCCATTTAGTTTCTGAGCTAAAGGTAGGTGAAGTGCCACTAATCGTCACATATTTTGCATACCCGTGATTAGCAGAAGACCTGTCAAAATAGACAGCAATAATTTTTTCGTTAAACGAGTCAAAGGTTAGCTGTGTTTGTCCAGGATTTGTGTGATAGGTAACTGTTGAGCCTAGGCTAATAGTTGTACCAGAGCAATCAACTACACGAGCTTTGCCGTGATTGCTGCTTCCAGCTTGATCGCGACAAACAACAAGCGTTTTCTTCGCAACTGAGTCATATACTATATTATTTTCGTGAACAGTAAAACCTGAGCCTGAATACCATTCAGTAATTGATCCAACTGAAAAACTTCCAGTAGTGCCAGATGCAAAAGGCGTCAAAGCAACAACATAAGCTTTATCAGCGGGATTGTTTTGTCTTGTGTAACTTACAACACAAACCTTTTCAGATTCATCATATACTGCTCTCACCTCATTGCACATATTTGATGTATCAATGTTTTCTACAGTGACTTGGTTGTATGCAGGAACAAGTTTATTAAGACCGCTATTGTAAGAAACAACTTGCCCTTTTAATTTGCGGTTGTCAGCATTATCAGCATAGAAAATACAAGGTCTTTGAATATGAGTTGCAAAAACAATGGCACAAGTTTCAGTATCTTGGTTATTGAATATCTGTTCTCCTCCAAAAGAAATTGAAGTACCGCTTACAGTACCCACAACCATTTTGCCTTTGTTGCTATGACCCGCATCTACATATACAACATACACTCTATTTTCGATTGGATCGTAGCAAGCATCCAAACAAGCTGGATTGTTTTTGACTTCACCGCTTTCAAACGTAGAAGCATTTCCACTGCTAGCACCTTGAACCGTTTCACTAACTACACTTACAGTTCCGTTTGAATTAACGACAACTTTAGCGCCATTAGTCAAAGCTCCAGATGCAGTAGCAGTAACAGTGCCAGCAGAAGCCGGAAGAGTTCCGTTAGCTGCACTTGTAATGCGACCCTGTGCATCGACAGTAATGTCTGCAACGGTGTAGCTGCCTGGGGTGACACTGGTGTTTTGCAGTTTTGCTGGGGTTACAGCATTTGCCGCAATCTTCGCAGTCGTGACACTAGAGCTGGCTAGCTTCCCTGAAGTGATAGACGTTGCAGCAAGCTTCGATCCATCGATGTTTGCGCTTGCGTTTACCTCTGCGTTGGTGATGCTCAGCGCCAACTTGCTTTGCGCAATCGCAGCAGAAGAGCTGACCTTTGCATCAGTCACAGCATTGCTGCTAAGTTTTGCATTGGTCACGGATCCGTCAACGAGCTGAGCTGTGTTGACCGAACCAGCACTAGGCGTGCCAACATTTACAGACGAGCCAATCGTGACAATAAAAAAGTCTGCGTTAGCCGCTGGGGCGGCTGCAAAGACGATGTCGTTGTTGTCAATTGCAAAGCCTTCGGATGGTTGTGACGTGCCTGCATTTGGCTTTTGCAC